TGTAAAGGAACTAAATAAACCAGCAAAGGCAAAAGAACCACAACCATTCAGAGATGGAAGGTTGATACACTTATTAGCTTTAGAACCACATAGGATTGAAGAACTAACAATAATTGACAGCACAAAAGGAAGCAAAGCGTATAAATTAGCAGTTGAAGAAAAACCATCACAATCGGTTTACACAAGAGCAGAACTAAACAGATGCCAATCAATTGCAGAAGCGGTATTGGAGAATGAAGAATACCAAGAACTTGTTAAAAACGCATCGTTTGAACTTCCAGCGGTTGGATATTATAATGGTTTACCATTCAGAGGCAAAGCGGATATGCTTCTTGCTGGTATTGTATGCGATTTAAAAACAACAAGTGATATTGATACTTTTGAAGAAGCTGCTTTAATGTATGGATATGATTTACAAGCTGCATTATATTTAGAATTATTTGATTGCTTTGAATTTAAATACGCTGTTGTTGACAAAAAAACAAAAGAGGTTGGATTCTTTCAGTTTGATGATGAATTTATACAAGGTGGATATGATAAGCTAAATAAAGCAACTGAAAATTATTATAAGTATTTAGAGAACAAAGAATTTTACGATTTAAACCTATAAAAATGAACAACAAAGAACAATGCAATCAATTACATCGAATAGCATACAGAAGCTGTTTGGATAACTTCTTTACTTCTAAAGATAGAAATGATATTTACGAATACTGGTTGGTTTTGGTTGAAGCAAAAAGAACTTGCGAAGCGTTAGGTGTTCAGAAAGCATTGGAGTTTATTGAATTATGGGAAAATATAGATGGCGAAGATTAAAAATAAACTAAAACCATTTAAGAATTGCGATAATAAAGCACAATCATATTGCTTTAATAAGGGTTTTGTGATAACTTTAGAACCATCTGGGGCAAACTATAAGGTAAAGTATCAAAGAGGGCATAAAGCACAGTATTATATGCAAGGCAAGGAATTTGATTTGCAACAAGCATATCAATCAATATGGGATTTATACACAAAGATTTACGAATACGATAAACAAAAATAAATATATAAATTATGAATAGTTTAGAAAAAGCAATGTTAATGGGTTGGGATGAAGAAAAAACACCAGCAAGAAGGAAATCTATGCCAGTTTATAGTGGTGTGCTTAAATACTTTCCAAATGCATTAAAGGAAGTATCTAAATGTAGTTTAGCTGGTAATTTACAACATCATCCAAATAAGCATTTACATTGGGATAAAAGTAAAAGCAATGACAATGAAGATGCTTTAGTTCGGCACTTAATAGACCATAGTATTAACCCTATTGATGATGATAATATATTGCATTTAACAAAAGTATGCTGGAGGGCATTGGCTTCATTAGAAATATATTTAGAAGAAAATAAACAAGGTAGCTTATAGCTATCTTTTTTTTTGTTTAAATGTTAAAGAAATGTTAAAATTAAAAATAAATGTAAATAAGTTTTTTTTATATGTAAATAAGTATTAGATTTGTGTATCAATAATTTTAAAAACAAATAAAATGTCAGATTTAGAATACAAAGAATTTTTATTAAATTTAAGAAATGATTTATATGAGAGAAATAATTTTGTAGCCGCTGAAGAGGTTACTTTAAAATTAAATAATTTATAAAACAAAAACAAATGAAAGATTTAACAAGGTCAGAACAAATTACAATAACATTATTAGCAGCAGTTTTATGCTACTTTACGGCAAGAACATTAGTAAGTTTAATTTTTAACATTTAAGATATGATAAAGAAAATATTTGATAAATGGATTGAAAGAGTTTTTGGTTTATTAATGGTTTTACTGGTTATGTTTTTAACATTTTGGTTGGCAGTAATGATAATAATGATGTTTAGATAATGGAAGAAAGATTTGACAGAATAGAATATTTAATTAGTAGAACAGAAAATACCTATTTAAAAAACGAAATAGAATTATTAAAATTCGACATAGAATTAGAAATACAAAAAGCAAAAAACAATGGATACTAAACTAAAAAACATTATTAAAATAATTCAACCAGAATTTGAATCAGAAGATAGCTGGTACAATGAGCAGCTTCCAAATGAAGTAAGTTTGTATTTAGATACTGACGAACATTTAATTGATTTACATTTAAAAGATGATGTGCTACATACCAACATTTGGATTGAAGATGAAGAGTATGAAGTAACAGATAAAGATGCAGATTTTATTTACAAGCACTTAAATAAATTACTTGATGATGAAATTGAATTAACAAAGAGATATTATAACGAGGAAAAGTACGAACAAAACAAATATTAATAATTAAAACAAAAACAAAATGAACACACAAGAAATTAAAAGAGGAGAGTACAATGCTTATTACCCAATAAGTGAAGTTAAATTAGCAGAAGTAAACAGAGATACAGTTGAAAAGCACGTTAAAGATTTTTCAGAAAAAATATTAAAATACGGATGGATGACACCTCCAACAATATCATCTACTGGAGATGTAATCGAGGGGCATCACAGAATACAAGCTGCAATGCTTATTGGTCAAAAAACAATACCAGCTTATATTGTTGATTGGATAGATACAAGCAATAGAATTAAATTACTTGAAGCTATTATAAACTTAAATAATGGGAATAGAGCGTGGTTTAAAATTGATTATTTAAAAGCGTTTTCAGAATCAAATAAAGATTATAATACTGTATATAAAGCACACCTTAAAAACTCAAACAATATATCAATTGGAAATATAATAAATTGTTATTTTAGAAAAAAATCAACTTTTAATAAAGGTAAATCTAAAATTCAAAACAGAAAATTTGCAGAATATTTAATACTTAATTTTAGTAGATTAGTTTCGTTATATAGCACTAAAAAAATACAAGCGTATTGTGTAAGGGAATTAATTAATGTAGCTTATAATAAAGCACAAATGGATGTTAATAAAATGGATTATATTTTCAAATATTATGAAGGTATGGCTATTACAAAACACGAACATTTAACATCAATATCTGAATTTAAAGTACATATCGAAAACGTATTTAATGAAAAATATTCAACAACAAAATAAAATGAAAATAACAAACGAAGATAATATGGACTTAATGGCAAGGTATAAAGATAATTACTTTGACCTTGCTATTGTAGACCCTCCTTATGGGATTGCAAGATTTGTCAATAGGGTTGAATTAAGCAATAGACTTTGTAAAAGTGCTAAACTAAACGAATGGGATACAAAACCATCTCCAGAGTATTTTGAAGAATTATTTAGAGTATCTAAAAATTTAATTATCTGGGGTGCTAATAATTTTACATTGCCAGAAAGTGAGTATTTTTTAATTTGGGATAAACACCAAACAGTTGATAATTTTGCAAGTGCAGAATATGCTTGGACTAATTGTAAAAAACCAGCAAAAGTGTTTAGGTATTCTATACATAAAACAATGTCAGACAGAAAATCAGAAGGTGGTAAAATACACCCAACACAAAAACCAGTTAAATTATACGAATGGCTTTTAATGAACTACGCAAAAGAAAATGATAAAATACTTGACACGCATTTAGGAAGTGGCTCAATTGCTTTGGCTTGTCATAATTTAGGATATGATTTAACAGCTTGTGAGTTAGATAAAGAATATTTTGATGCAGCAATGAAAAGATTAAAAGAACATCAACAACAATTAACAATGTTTTAAGATATGGAATTAACAGAAAAACAAATAGAACAAATAAGTGGTGCAATAATAACATCATTTGTAAACCTACACTTTTTAGAAGAAGCAAAAGCATCTGGACTATTTAGGCATAGAACAAAAAACAATGTAAAGAAAACAATCGATGACCTAATAGAAATTGAAACGAATTACTATCAGAAAGTCGAAGAGGTGGACGAAAAAGATTTGGGAGATAAATTAGTCGCAAATAAATTAGAGTTCGTTAAATGGCTTCTAAATGAGTTTGATTTTAATGACTATACAAAGATTCAAGAAGTATGTATTGCCTACTCAAAAGACAAACCAAAAATGGTTGCAGCATCAGATAAAATAAATCTTGAACACGGAGCAAAAATAATTGAATAATATGAAGCATAAATTAAACTACAATTCAGAAAACGCAAACTATTTATTAAAAGAGTTCAAAGAAAACTTTGAGTTTAATATAAAAAGCAATTCAAGAACACCAAAAGATGCTTATACAAGATGTTTATTCTATAAGATTCTAAAAGAATTCAACGGAATGAATGACAGAATGATATCAGACTTCTTTAAAGAAAAAGGTTCAAGCAAAAACAGAGCATCAATATTCCATTCTCTTTCAAAAATAAATGTTTATTATGCAAGTTACAATGAGTTTAGAAATATGTATAAAATATATTTCAACGACCAAGAAGAAAAAAAACAAATAAAACCTAAAAAGAAAGCTTTTAAGCAAACTATAAAAGAAATTGATACAAGACAAAGCGAAATAGGATTGGATGCTTTAGATACTCTTATAGGTACATTACCTTATGGCTCAACTCAACGTGCAGATGTTACAGAACTTGTAAAGCTACGAATTAAATCTTATGAATGGAAAGCACAAAACAAATATGAAATAATTGAATGTTCTGGTGCATTAGCTGGAACTTGGTAAAAATATAAATATGGAAGATATACAAACACTTGAAGAGTTTAAAAGAATGCAACACAAAGAAGTTCAACAAAGAAAGCAAAACTATAAAATGAATCCAGTTACTGGTTGGATTGATTCAAAGCATTTAGAATCTGGTTACATCAGATATAAGCATAAGAAAAATTGATAGTAATTACTTTTACTATAAGAAAATAGTATAGTATATTTTGTAAATTTGGCATAAAAACTTATTATATATATAATGAAATATTATACTTAAAAACAAAAATATTCATCTACAAAAATAATCAAACACATATAGTATAAATTTAATTAAATAAAGTGGTTTTGGGGTAGCTATACTCTAGAATCACTTTCTTTTTTGTTTATAACTTTCTTATTATTATCTGTATATTTATACAATAATTTTATATATGTTAGAAAAGGTTTTTAAATCACACAATAAATGGATAAATACAGTTCTTAAATTTGGTTGCACCAAAGATGAAGCTGAAGACATTGTCAGTAATATGTATCTTATAATCGGTAAGATGCTAAAAAAAGGTTTAAATATATCCTATGGAGATGATGTAAATTATTACTACATTTATTTAACATTACGAACTTCATTTCAACAAATGTACAACAAGAAGAAAAAAGAAAACAAAGTTTCATTAGATTTGGTTTTAGATTTAGAATCGCAAGAATATATTGATTATGATTCAGCAGATGAAACACTAATAAAAGAATTAGAAGATTTGCATTGGTACGATAAAAAAGTATTCAACCTTATTCAAAACGAATATTC